CTTTCTTTGTCTTGTTTTTGAATCTATTTTTAATTTATAAAAATCTTCTACTATCTCTTTAATCATTTCGTGTTTCATTGTCTATTTCGTTTATTGTGTTAATTATTTGTCTTATTGTCATATATCCTGATTCGTGTATTGCTTTCAATATTCCTGCACACGCTTCATATTCTTCTACTTCTTCGTACATATCAATAGCTTCTTCAAGTTCTGCTATGTCTTTTCCGTTTGCTATATCTATTAAAGCAAGTAAGTAAAATTCTTCTACTATATCTTTATCCAATTTTTTGTTTGTATTTATATAATAATTTTTTTTTAATTAAATAAGCGTCTTTGTGCTTTGTATCTCCTTTGCCTATAAAATTGTAATATTTTAAATTATTATCTTTTATACATTTTTTAATATCCTCTACTAAAAACCAATTATAATCATAGCCATCATATATTACCCAATATTTAGCTTTAGTTGTAGACAATGCTGATGGTTTATTATTAAATCTTATTTCTATAACTATGTTTCCTGTATTTTTGCTTTTTTTATCAGATTTAACTTCTACACCAAAATTTAATTCAGGTATAAAAATATCCCATTCCTTAAAATATCCTTTTTCAATATAAGAATTAGGGTATTTAATTTTAATTTCTTTTAAAACTATTTCTTCTATTTTTTTACCTTCTTGTAAATCTCTATAAAAAGTTTCAATCATAATATCCCACGCATTACATATTGGTCTAAGTCGTTCCCATCTTGAAAGAAGTATTTGTAATTATCTACTGCTTGTATAAATTTTTGTTCGCCTTTTGCTATAAAGTCATCAGTAGTTTCAAATATTCCTATGTCAGTACTTGCTTTGTCTATTACAAGAAAGGTAAACTTCTTTTTATTAAAAAGTCTTAGATACATATACGCCTGTAAGTCGTAACCATATTTATCAGCTGACCATTTAAAACTTGATAGTTCAGCGGTAGTTTTATAATCTATGATTGTATCGCCTTGTATGATATCTGCTTTACCCCTAAATGGTAATCCATTTAACATTGCTATTTCAGGTACTTCAAACTCTGATTTGTTCAATAGTTTTAAAGAGTGTTCGTTTCTTAGAACTGCATCCGTTAGACGCTCTGCTGCACTTCTTTCTTTTGTTAGAAATACTTCCCCATATTGTTCTTTAGCTTCTTTATATATCTTTGTGTTCTTTGTGGAAGCATCTACAAAGTGTAATTCATCTATTTTGTGTGGTTCTAATACCATCCAATGCGCTAACTTACCTGCTGCTAATGCAGGACTATCCCCATTAGGGTCTCCATACTTTATTACGTTTCTATAAGTCTTTGGACTTTTGAGTATCATTTTAAGGCTTGAACTGCTTAAAGCGTGTTTGCCTAAATGACCATAGTAAAAAGTGTCATCGTACATTTGTGCAAGGATTTCTTCCCTACCCCATACTTCTCCATTTAATAGTGTAATCATAATCTTGTTATTTCTTGTTGTTGTTCGTTACGTTTGTTTAATTCTTGTTCGCATCTCCTGCGATACCCATTAAGTTGTGTAGGGTCATTTACTACCCTTTCTAGTTCTTGGATAGTGTAAGATTGATAAAATAGTTCTTCGTACATAATTGTTTTGTTTTTGTAAATATAAACAATTTTTTAACAACTACTGCTTTTCTTCTTTATTTTTTTCTAATTTTTTTTCAATTACTTCAATCTTATTTAAAGCAACTACTAATGCTTGTTGTACTAGTTTCAAATCGTATTGCATTTTAACTAATGTGCTTTCTTTCATTTCTGTTGTTTTAGTTTCTCTATATATAATGTAGCATCCATAAGTTCTTCCTGCAAGTGAATAAGAAAAGCATAGAAACCATCAGGACTATCGTGTAGAGTTGTACCATATTTTATAATACCATCCCTTGAACGTGCCTTAAATTTATCTATTACTTTTAATACTATTGGGTCTTTAGGTAAGTTGTTATAAGAATATCCTGTGCTATTTGTAGACCACTTACCATCTTCCATCATTTCTTCGTACTTCTTTATTGAATCACTCATTGTTTTTTTTGTTTCCATTAATGTCATAACCCATAAGCCGAAGTATTTCCAAGTGAATCATTCGCATTATAAAGTATGCAAATATTATTTTAAATAAAAGTATTATATAACTAATAAATATATTAAAGACCAACATTTATTTTTGTTTGTAGTTTATCAATTTTTCTTTGTAGTTCAGCTATTTTACTTTCAGCTTCCCTAGCACGTATAACAGCCCTTGTTTTATCACTTCTATATTCGCTTAATGATTGTTCATACGCCCTTTCATTACTAATTAAGTTGTGTACATAAAACCCTACTTCTTGCCACGCATAATACATATCGTTTAACGCTTGGTTTTCAGGTTTTAGTTTCTTGTTCTTAATAATATGTTCTCCAATTAAATTGAAGTTAGTGTAATACTCAAATTCCTTTATATTGTTTAGTTTCTTGTTCATAGTATTTCTGCTTCGTTTATATCTAACATTGCTATTTCTTTAGGTATTTTATTTGTGTTTGCAAATTGAGTTGTTTTATTGTGATATTGAATTTCCCAAATTGGTTGTACAAGGTACAAATTAAATTTAAATACTCCTTTTGGTGTAGAATTTATGTACATAGGTATATCTAAGTTTTCATTGCACTTATCAATCATAGCATCATACTTTTTCTTTTCAATTAAAAGAGTGTCGTAGTGTGCTGCTCTGCATTTTAATTCAATACGATGGGAAGTTAAAGGACTGTAACAATCCCACCTGCTCATTTGCTTTTTAGCTTTTACTAAATCTTCGTAGCAACAACCAATAAGGTATTCAAACAAATCCTTTTCTTTCCATTTATCCATTAAGAATATTCTTTAAATACTCGTTCTAGCTTCTTCCAAACACCATTTAAAAAACAACTACTACAACTGGTCAATTCTCTATTGTCTTTAAATACCCTGTTGTAAATAACCAATAGTTCTTTTTGTTCAGGTACTGTAACTTGGTTTATTTTTCCAATACGTTCTGATAAGTAATTGTATTCATCTTCTGTAAAGCATAAAGGCTTTTGATATGGGAATATATGATTCAATGTTTTCTTTCTTTCTTCACACCCACAATCTTCTCCTGCTAAAAACTTAGCTGCTTTATCAATGCCTACCTTTTTAAATGCTTTCTCTACCGTATCTCCAACACCTTCGCTTTTATTAGCGTGGTTCTTTTTCCATTCTTTGAAAGCCTTGCTTCTTTTGTCTCCTTTAAATTCTTCCATAATTTTTAAATTAATTCGTAATCATTATTTTTGTAATCTTCATAATCTTCTCCAAACTTTTCTTTTAATTCTTGCTTTGCATTTTTTAAAGTGTGGTATATACTTACCCAACTTATTCCTGTTTCAGCAGCTATACCCCTTATACTTAAATCAGAATCTCTGTAAAGAGTAAACAATTTCTTCTCATACCACCGCCAATTATCTATATGTTCATCTATTAGTTGGCATATACCATTGTATGCTACTTGTTCATCCATTTCCGAATAGTCTGAAATTTGTAAGGAAGATTCATCATCATCAAGATAAACCTTGTCAATTCTTTTTTTACTATTATAATATTGGAAATAAATAGCACGAATAGTAAAATAAATATAACCACGACTGACATTGCCATTCTTAATAATTTTGTTTTCATCTGCATACTTATACAGTACAAGATACATCTCCTGTACAAAATCTTCAGCATAATTAAATTCGCCAAAGCTATTCACTATTTTAATCCACTCGTTATGTCTTTTAAAAACTATTCCGAGCCACTCTGTTGGTTTATCCATATCACAGTTATACTAATTACCCCCAACAAACTTTGCAGGGTGTACTCGTCTCCTTCTGTATATTGTTCTTTGTGATATAAAAATCCAAACATCATTCCTTTAATGGGACTTATTATAATGTCAGCATCTTTATTATGTCCTATAATAATAAAAATAAATGCCACAATTAATAAAAATCCTATTACTATCATAATTGAAATTTTTGTGTTGGTTTAATATTGTGTATAATGTCTTTTCCTAAAAATTCAAATCCTACGTTATTACGTGCCATTCTTAATTGTATTGCTTCTTCGTGTGGTGTACATCTACCACCTGTTTCATTCTCCTTTACTTTAAGAACGTGTATATGTGAATACATCCAATCTGTTGGACTTCCTGTATATCTATGTATGCAAATTACGTCATCTGCTCTATTTGCCCATTTACCACCACCTTCAACTGATGCCATACCCAAAGGCATTGGTAAGTTTTCGTATTCGTGTTTACTAGGGTGCGTTCTTCTTAATGCTTCTGTTACTCCGTGTGCATTTAAAAACAAAGTAACATTTCTTTTTTTAGCAAATAATCTAAATTCACTTGCCACTTGATAATCATATTCGTGTCCACCAACTGCTTTTAATAATCCAATATCTTTGCTTAAAGAATTATAAGGGTCAATTAATAAAGCATCATAATTCCAAGCATCTTTTATTTGGTTTGCTTCTTTCATTAGTTGTTTATAGGTAACTAAATCTTCTACATCTATTATTTTAAAATGTTGGTCGCACCATCTAACAGCTTCGTTAATTAATAAATCAGACGCTTCTGTAATAGGTTTACCCATCTTAAATTCAATTATCTTTCTTACAATACTTTGTGGTGTATTTTCACTTGACCAAATCAAAAACTTTAAATTGTGTTTTATTGCCCATAATGTAAAAAGATAAATTATAACAGTAGTTTTACCAACATTAGCGTGTCCTATAATAACATTAAAATTTCCTTGCTTAAACCTTAAATATTCATCTATTTCAGGAACATCTATTTTTAACCCTTCTTTAACCCTACCATATTTTATATCTAGTATTCTATCCTGTATGTTCTTTGCTTGTGCTATCATATAGCTTGTGTTATTTGTTTGTACTTTTTTTCTATTTCTTTTGAATTAACTTCTCGCTTTTCTACTTTATAACCTGTAATTGCATTTACGTTGTAATTCCAAAAGTCATCAGGAAAAGGGTCTCCTTCTTTGTATTGTTTCATATAAGGTATAAAAAAAGGGGGTCGTTAAACCCCCAATTAAATTAAAATGGTAAATCTGCTACTTCTTCTCTTGATGGTTGTTGTTGTGTATTAGTAACCTCATTTCTTTCAGCTACCGTAATATCTCCACCAATCCATCTTACCGCACCATTACCTAAAGATACAGCTTTTTCTTTTGCTTCTCTTTCTTCCTTGCTTTGTGTTTGGGTAATCCAAATATTGTTTCCATACTGCGATTGGTTCTGCACCATCATAGTAATGTTTAAATATTGCTTACCATCTTTACCTTGAATAATCTTGGCTTTATCTATTGAAGTAAGTTCTATACTTCCTGATAAAATTGCTACGTTCTTTTTTTCCATAAATTGTGATTAAATAATTATTATAATTGATTGTTAAATATACATTTTTTATTTTACAGTTTTGCGAGTTCATCAGCAACTTTTTTAGATACTTTGTATTTAGTCTTAATTGCATCTATTGAACCACCACCTTTAAGGTATTCTATTGCCTTACTGTATTCAGGTGTATTAGTGTTTAACCATTTTAATTCTTCTGTTTTACCACTTGCTGCATTACCATCGTCATCTTCTGCTTGTAAACCAAGTAAAGAACCCAATGTGTATCTTCTGTAATAAGTAATACAACTTCCTAACTT